GCTACGACCACTGCACCTGCACCACCTGCACCTAACCACCCCCACACAAGGAGAACACCATGACCAACCCCACACCGAACAAGACGGCGCTCGCCGAAGGCTCGAGGTCGGCGAAGGCCCGCCGGGTCATCCTGACGATCGTCCTCGTCCTGGTTGGCGCGGCCGCGTTCCGTCTCTCGTTCGATGCGCAGGTGACGTTGGCGATCGCCGCGGGCATCCCGGACGACCTGGCGCAGCTGTACCCGCTTGTCGTCGATGCGGCGATCGCTGGAGCGATGCTGATCGGCATCTGGGTGCCGACTCTCACGGACGGTCAGCGCCGCTACGTGTGGATCTCGGTCGGCTTCCTCACAGCGCTGAGCGTCGTGGGGAATGCCGTGAGTGTCCTCGTCATCAGCGCTGACCGCGTGACGATGCCGATGGCGGCTGCGGTCGCGTTGCACGCGGTGCCGGCGATCACGCTCTTCCTTGTCGTGCACCTTTCTGCGTCGACGGTCCTGAACCCGACCCGGTCGACGCCGTCGCAGTGGGCACGCGCGCCGCGGGGGAGTGCGCCGCGCAAGTCGGCATCGAGCTCGCCGCAGCGTGACATCCCGCCGGTCACCTCGCGCGAGCTGCTCGCGATGGCTGACGACCAGGGCCTGAGCGTGCGCGAGATCGCGGCGCAGGTGGGCCGGAGCAAGACCTGGGTCGCCAAGCACCTCGGCGCGGCCCGTACCGAGCGCCAGACGGCGTGACCGATCTCTACCGATTCAAGAGGAGACAGACATGGCACTCAATGACTTCCAGATCATGCCCGAGCCCTTCCGAGCCGACTTCATGACGATCACGCGCGTCCAGGACGGCGTACGCACCTTCGCGTCCTTCGCCGGCGGCGGCGTGCCCGGCGACGCGATGGGCCTTGCCTCACTGGACGTGCAGATCCAGCTCGCGGTGGATGCACTGCGGCACCTCGAGGAACGTCGCGCGGCGGCGTGGGACCGGCACACCGCCCGCACTCAACCGATCCCAGAGACAGAGGAGGCCCACCGTGGCTGAACAGATTGACCGTAACCCTTACGACACAAAAGAGCAGATTGAGGAGGCGCGCGAGCTCGTCGTGAGCACGCAGTTCGCGTCGACTTCGATGATCCAGCGCAAGATGCGCGTCGGCTTCGCGAAGGCGGGGCGACTCATGGACGAGCTCGAGCGGCGGGGGATTGTCGGCCCGCAGGAGGGTGCGAAGGCGCGCGATGTCCTCATGTCCTCCAGTGGAGAGGCGAACGTGACGCGCATCCACCAGGCGCCGAGCATCCCGAACCCGCTGCGCAATCCCACGCCGTGGGAGGGTATGAGCGACGAGCAGATCGCGGAAGAGACCTTCAGGGTGGACTCGCGCATCGACGCTGCAGAGCACACACGCCGGTCGCTGCAGCGTGAGCTCGCCCGCCGTCGCGGTGAGGAGTGGCCGCGCGGCAAGATCATCGTCCTGGCCGAGCGGGCGGACGACGTCCTCGTGATCACCCCGAGCACGAAGGACCGAGCGCGGGGCGTGCTTGGTCGTGAGCTGCTCGTCTCGAAGGACATCGCGGGCCAGCTGGGGATGGGCGACCTTTTCGAGACGGTCACGCCGTGCTTCGCGACCGTGCACAGTTTGCAGGATTCAGAAACAGGAGAGAACCGATGAGAACACCAGCAGAACTAACCGCGGCCGAGCGTGCCAGGCAGGACGAGAAGTGGGGTGAGCAGAATCACCCGGACGGGACCGGCGTGCTGGCATGGCCGCTGACCGGCATCCAAGATCAGTCGCCCTACTTCCACTCCACGAGCAGGCTCGGCCCGGCAGATGACCTTGCGGAGTCTGCGAAGCGAAGCACGGACACGGCAGCGCGGAACGGCAGCGTGACGTGGGCGGACATTCTGCTCGAGGAGGTCTTCGAGGCTCTCGCGGAGAGCGACCCGGAGCGGCTCAGTACCGAGCTGATTCAGGTCGCGGCAGTCGCGCAGCAGTGGGCCGAGGCGATCGCACGACGTGAGCCGACTTTGCAGGAGTCCGAGACAGGAGAGCACTCGTGAAGAACCGTATTCGCGCCGCATGGGCGGCACTCCGTGGCCGTCCCGTCATGTACCGCATGAACGCCCACGGCGACTTCCGCCTCGAGGCCTCGGTCGGTTTGTTCGGTAAGCCGTTCTTAGCCGAGAACTGGTTCCCTCGTCGCAGGGGCAGTGGGCCAGGCCTCGCCCCGGCTTCGCCCGGATCAGGGGACACGCCGTGAGCCGCCGAGGGCGGGTTGTGCGGCGGAATGTTCACGCCGGTAACCTTCGGCGGAAGGTCAGGAGCCTCCACGAGTGGGTTCATGGCGAGGCTGGGCGCGGTGATCTCGCGAGCGCGCTGCGCCGTGCCGAGCGAGAGGCCGACAGGCTGCGCCCGCGCAGGAGCGCCGTGCCGACTCCGCTTGTTTCTGAGGAGGCCAACCATGGCTCGTGAGTGCTCGGCATGGACGAAACACCGCTCGCCACTCGGCAGGGTGCGTGACTGGCTTCTCTACGGTCACGCGACTCACGAGTGTGTGATCGACAGGCCGTTCTTGCGCGCTCACGCCGGCGAGCACGTCTGCGTGGACTGCGGGCTGAGGTGGCCGCCCTCGTGGTTTGAGCGGAAGGTTGCTGTCCCGGCTTCTCAAGTTTCAGAGGACACCGATCGTGGCTGAGGGCGCGGCAAACTGGATCACCACAATGGGGAAGGACCGCGACGAGGCTCTCATCCGCTCGGCATTCGCCCGTGTCGGCGAGCACGACGCGGATCGCCTGAACGCGGTAGCTGGCGCGGTGACGAGGGTGCAGGGTTTCACTCTGCTGTCGACCCGGTACGCGATCGCAGTGCTCGCGCTCGAGGCCCTTGACGCGAAGCCCACCCCCACACTCCCTACCGTCGCGCAGCTCCTCCACGACGACCACTCCGCAGACCTCCTCGACGAAGTCATGCCCGACCTACTCGAGTCCTTCCGCCTCGGCGACCTCCACCCCGAAAGCGCACGCCTCCAACAACGCGTAGCCGACACCATCCGCCGCGCCTACACCCAAGACACCGACTACACCCACGAAGAAACCGAAGCCATCCTCTACACCATCGCCGCCACCGCCCAATGGATCCACTGGAGAACAGCGCTCGCCGAAGGTGCTGCTGGTGTCTGAGGGACCGATCAAGAGCGAGCGTGAAGCCTGGAAGCCGCCGAGGGTATCGACGAGGGACTCTGCGCGGGTGTGCTTCAAGAAGATCCATCAGCCCCGCGCGTACTGCGGCCGCAAGCCCCGCGCAGCAGTGGACCGCTGGCAGGAGGTGACGTGCGCCGACTGCACAGCAGCTGGGCGAGCAGACTCGGCCGCAGAGGCATCCGGCTCATGAGACCAACCGCGATGGGAGAGTTCATCCTGCCGCCCGTGTGGGACGGCCACCGTGTGGAGTGGCGGGACGAGCGGGTGGCGCTGGAGCCGCACATCTGCCCGCCACCGCCACCTCGAGCCTGCAGCAACTGCGGCACCAACCGCCCGCCCCTGATGTGGATCGGCCTGCGCCACCCACTCCCAGGCGAGACCTTCGAGAGCACGAAACGCAAGACCGGACGCTGGGGAACGCAGCTCGACGTGCCCGTACGCGTGCCCGCATGGCCCGTCCGCGACCTCTTCGCCTTCCGCTGCCCAGAATTCCCCCGCGACGAGGTCTGGGACATGCGAACGAACGAGTGGTGGGAACTCGAACCCGAAGACTACGGCCCGGAAGGGTCACAACACCCGGATCTCCCGCGTCTGACGACCTAGCCCCGCCTCTTCCCACTCGAGCACAACAACGCCCTTCGTCCCACCCGAACCACCCACGAAGTACATCAGCTCGTACGCGCCCCCTCGGGGCACATCAATCGGACCCTCCACCAGAGCCTCGATGACGCAGTTCTCGTGATCCCACACCAACGAGTCGACCTTCTCCGCAGACCGACCGCCCCTGTTCCGCAGCTTGATCGACTTCGGGTACCGCTCGGCCACCCAGTCCACAGGATCCGGCTCACCCTGCCGCACCGCAGCATCTGCCAACGTCCGCTGAGACGTCGCAATCGCCTCCAACGCCCGGGAAGCAACCACACGAGACGCAGCAGCACTACTCCTCGCCGCATCAGCCCGCTTTCCAGCACGACCGGCCACGACTACTGCCCACACGCTCACAACAAGCCCACCAGCAGCGATCAACACAGACGCAAGCTCCATCCAGATAACATAGCCACCCGGCCGAACGGCGCTCGCCGGAGGTGCCAGCTGCTCAGATACTCTCGACGCATGAGCGACGCCGCGCACACATCACCTGACTTCCGATGGTCGTTCATGAAGCTCGAGCGCGGCTTCGGACTGCTAGACGAGGTCAAGGCCCGCACCCACGTATGGAACGCCCGCAAGGTCCTCCAAGCCCCGGTTCGATTCAGCACCGACATGTCCGAGATCGAAGTTCTGCCCACCGACCTGAGCGTGATCCCAACCGACGAGTGGGCCATCCTCATCGGCGAGGCACTCCACGACGCTCGCTCAGCCCTTGACTCGGCCGTCTGGGAGCTCGTCACTGAAGGAGGACGCGTACCCAAGCACCCCCGCCGAATCAGCTTCCCCATCACCGAAAAGCCAGAGGACTGGCCGACTCGTCGCAACGAAATCGCCGCGTACCTCACAGAAGAGCAGCTCGAGCACGTGCGATTAGCGCAACCCTGGAACTTTGCGCCCCGTGAAGGCGAGATGTCCTACATCGCCGCCCTCGGCGAACTCAACAACCGCGACAAGCACCGCGGAATCCTCTCTGCAGTCGCAGCATTCCACGGACTCGAACTCGACGACATGAAGATCCTCTGGACCACCCCCGAAGGCACCATGAACGTACAATTCGCCGCCGCGGAGTTCGACGCAGACACATTCAAGTCCGACCCCCACACCCCCTTCGCCCGCTTCATATTCAGCGAACCGCTAGCCCATGCCTCAACCCTCCCGCCGACCGCGCCACTCGCAGCATCCGTCGTCGCAGTAGCCGGCCAAGGCACACGCCTGACCCTCGACCACCTCCAGGAGCTCATCAAACACGTCTGGTCAGTGGTCGAAACCCTCAAGCACGGACACCCACGGCAGCGGCTCACCATGACCCCCCAAGCACACGCCGAAACAGCATCACCCGAGAACCACCCCCAAGACCCTCACCGCTCGCCGTAGGCAATATCGCGACACGCCGACGAGCATCCCGACGAACATGGGTTCATTACCAATAAATTGACCACGTACGTTGGGCGATCTGCGCCCGACCGGGCCTCGCATCTTGCGGGGCCTTTCGTGTTCCTGTGGTGGCGGACACACGTCGGGCGGGTCTCATCTCCGTGCCCGCCCGACGACCCCACCTCGAGCAAGACTTCGGGCAGGGCGTCAACGCGGCTGGTCATGGCCGCGAAGGGCGCTCACGACGCCGACGTCCTTATCGACCAGGTGCACCTGCGCCCCGCCCGAGCACCCTCAAGCCTGCCGGCCGCCGCTCCACACACCATCAGACTCGGGAGCCCGAGCGGCCGGCACCCTTTATCGCCAAGGAGCACTCCATGGCACGCACCAACACGCGCCGCATGCACAAGCTCCGCGACGAGTTCTTCGCCGAGGGCAAGCGACTCGACACTGCTGGCGATCCCGCCGCGAACTGCTGGCGCTGCGGCATGCGGATCGACTATGAGGCGGCGCCGAACACGACCCCGGACAGCCACAACTACGGCCACTTCAAGTCCGTCCGCGACCACCCCGAGCTGCAAGAGGATCCCGACAACGCCCGCCATGAGCACATGCTCTGCAATCAGTCCGCCGGCGCAGGGATGCACAGTCTCGGACTGGGCGAGCCCGTCCCCGACTGGTGGGCATGACCGCCCCACACCCGACCACAGAGAGCAGGGCCCTCGATCATGATCAGCCTCGGCAACATCACTGGCACCGTGAGCGTCGGACTCGACGGACACGACCAGAACAGCGTCGCTCGCTTCGAGGTGCCCGTCACGACCACCTTCGATCGCGAGACCAGCACAGCCACGCTCGAGGGCGCGCCTGATGGCCCGGTCCGCGCTGCGATGGCAGAAGCCCTCAGGGGCGCAGCGGACCGCCTCCTCGAAGGCATCCCCACCGCCACGGTCATCGAGCTCGACGCCCCACCGACCGAACACAGCCACACGGCCACCTGCGACGTCTGCGGCTCCCAACTGGTCTCCAACCGCCCCATGACCCTCAAGCACGCCGACGACGGCACCCACATCGCCTCTCCCACGCAATCCTGACCGCCCCCAGCCCAAAACCGCTGAAAAATCCAGCGATCGGCTGGGGGACGGACCAGAGCCCGGGGGAGCTGTCCTCTCTCCCCGGTCGAAATCGAGTTTTTTACCCCACCCCTGGAGGTCGCTGGCATGGCTCGGACGCCGCGTCATTACAGGGATGCGCTCACGCGAGTGCTTCGCGCGACGGGATTGCTTCACGTGCCGGAGGCGGCGCTGCTCGTGGCCACGCTCAAGGACCTGGCGCTTCAGCTGGACGAGGGTGCAGGGCAGCGGGTGATGGCGTTGTGGATCTCGGCGCACAAGGACCTGCAACGCTTCCTCGCTGGGCACGCGGTTCGATCGAGCAAGCCAGCCGCGAGCAAGAAGCCGGCGGCTGAAGAGAAGCTAAGCCCGCCGGCGCCCGCGCCGAAGCGCAACGACCTGGCGGACTTCAAGACCAAGCACGGCATCGCCTCGTAGCTGCCGAGAAGGGGCCGTCCGTGTCGACTGTCGCTCCTCCTCGCCCACGGACCAAGCCGAAGAAGGAGCCGCAGAAGCGCGTCGGGTCGACCGAGCCGCGACTGTGGACGCGGCCGCTGCGCGAGCTCACACCGGAGACGTCACTCGGGTTCGAGGTCATCGACTTCGCCCTGACCGTGCTGGGCATCGTCTTGTACCCGTGGCAGAAGTGGCTGCTGATCCACGCGCTCGAGCTGCTCGAGAACGGCGAGTACCGCTTCCGTCGCGTGATCGTACTCGTCGCCAGGCAGAACGGGAAGACGACGCTCGCAAGCGTGCTCGCTGCCTGGTGGCTGTACGCCGACTCGGCGCGGCGGCCGGACAAAGTGCCGCCGCTGAAGTTCAAGGTGGTCGGCGTCGCGCAGAACCTCGACATCGCGCGAGAGCCGTGGTCGGCCGTGAAGCTGTGGTGCGACCCTGATCCGGAGACGGACGAAGAGGGCGAGCTCGCGATCGAGGCGCTCCAGGATGCGACCGCGAAGGTGTCCGACACGAATGGCAAGGAAGCGATCGTCGCCCGGTCGCGCGCCCACTACGAGATCCGCGCCGGCAAGAACGCTCGAGGCAAGCCCGCCGCTCGAGTCCTCATGGACGAGATGCGCGAGCAGAAAGACTGGACCGTCTGGGACGCAGTCTCGCAGACGACGAAGGCGTTCTGGAACGGCATGCTGATCGGCCTCTCCAACGCCGGCGACTCATCGTCGGTGGTGCTGCGTCAACAGCGCAACGCGGCGCTACTGGATCTGATCGCCTCGGGCTTCGACGTGCCGGACTACGTCGACCACGGGCTCGCTGCAGCTGAAGCTCACGCAAACGGCGAGGACGTCGACGAGGTCGATCTGTCACTCGGCTTGTTCGAGTGGTCGGCCGAGCCGGGATGCAAGAAGAACGACCTCGACGCGATCCTGCAATCCAACCCCTCGATCGGGTACGGGTCGATGACGATCGCGACCTGCCTGGCCGACATCCGCGGCATGACCGACGCCGGCTACCGAACCGAGGTCCTGTGCCAGTGGGTAACGACGAGGGTCGACTCCTACATCGACGTCAAGGACTGGAAGGGCTTGCATGTGCCGATCAGCGAAGTGCGGATCCCTCTGGGGTCGCGCACGGTCTGGGGCGTAGACACCTCGGCCGACAGGTCCAAGACGTGGATCGCCGCCGCGGTGACGACGGAGGGCGGGAAGCCGTTCGTGACTGTCCGCGTGGAGCGCGCCGGCATGATGTGGGTTCCCGAGTACATGGCGGAGCTCGCCGAACAGTCCGGCCACTACGAGGTAGTGCTGCAGGGCAAGGGCTGCCCGGCGATGGAGTTCCGGGAGCCGCTCGAGAAGCTCGGCCTCATCGTCCACGCGCTCGAGGGCCCGCAGTTCGCGCTTGGTACTGGTCGCCTCAAGGACCGCGTCCGAGACCGCAACCTCGTGCTCGTCGAGCAGCCCGCCGTGGATCTCGGCATCGAGGGCGGCGTCGTGCAGAAGTACGCCGAGAACCTCGCCTGGTGGCGACACGGGTCCATGCCCGTCGACGTGTCTGGCGTCATCGCCGAGACCAACGCGCTCTACGGGCTCGAGCTGTTGGAGCCGCCCCCGCCCGAACCGACACCACCTCCGCCGCCACAGGCAGAGATGGTCGAGCGCGAATCGACCGACGCATCCGAGGTCAACCTGGCCAGCGTGGACTTCTAGAGAGAAGGTGACCCTTGCCCGAGGAAATCGGATACCAGACTGTTTCACTCCCGGGCTGGGGCCAGCTGGTCTCGGAGACTGCGGAGACGAACCCGCAGCTGATGTGGCCGGCGTCGATCGACGTCTTCGACAAGATGCGCCGCGAGGACTCGCAGGTCGGCTCGGTGCTGCGCGCGGTCACCCTCCCGATCCGCAAGGCGAAGTGGATGATCGACCCCGCCGGCGCAGACGACGAGGTCGTCGAGCTCGTCGCAGGGGATCTCGGGCTTCCCGTGAAGGGGCAAACGCAGGTCTCCCCGCTGCGCACCAAGGGTCGATTCTCCTGGGCCGAACATCTGCGGTTGGCGATGCTCGAACTCGTCTACGGACACTCCTACTTCGAGCAGGTCTACCGCATCGAGGGTGGTCGCGCGCACTTGGCGAAGCTCGCATGGCGACCGCCGCGCACGATCTCGGAGTTCGACATCGCGCCGGATGGTGGGCTGATCTCGATCACCCAGCACGGAACGCCGACGGGCCGGAGTGCGACTCCGATCACGGTCGACCGTCTCGTCGCCTACGTGAACGATCGCGAAGGCGGCAACTGGGTCGGCCAGTCCCTGCTGCGCACGGCTTACAAGAACTGGCTGCTGAAGGATCGCATGCTCCGCGCCCAGGCACTGACAGTCGAGCGCAACGGGCTCGGCGTACCGGTGTACACCGGCGCCCCTGTGCCGGACAAGGCAGCGAGTGAGGACCGGGAGAAGTGGGAGAAGTCGGAGAAGGAAGCCGGCCTGAAGCTCGCGAAGGGCTTCCGCGCGGGTGAAGCTGCCGGCGCTTCGATCCCCAACGGTGCAACCCTCGAGCTCAAGGGCGTCACCGGCAAGCTGCCCGACACAGACGCGCCGATTCGCTACCACG